AATGAAACCTTCAGAAGATGTAGCAGAGTGGTATGGAGATTTATGCGACACACTGGAAGAAGAAGACCTCAGAGAAATCTCTTCAGATGTAATAGATAATTATCAGGCAGACAAAGATTCCAGAGGTGAATGGGAGTCTATGTTTGAAAGAGGATTTGATTTGCTGGGACTCAAACTTGAGCCGGGGTCAGAACCTTTTGAAGGAGCGTGTACAGCCGTACATCCACTCCTGATTGAATCAGCCGTTAAGTTTCAATCCAAAGCTTCAGGAGAACTATTTCCTAGCTCCGGTCCTGTCAAGGCTAACATACTAGGTAGTATAACTCCTGAGAAACAGACACAGGCTAATCGTGTCCAGAACTTTATGAACTATCAGTTAACTGAACAGATGCCTGAATACTTCGATGAGTTTGAAAGAATGCTTTTCCATCTTCCCCTGATAGGATCAGCATTCAAGAAGATATATTATAGTTCAACACTTAAACGACCTGTCTCCGAATTTATCCCCATTGATCAGTTCTATGTGTCTTACTATGCAACTGATCTTAGGAATGCAGATCGATATACACATGTCATTTATAGAAGTCCTGTAGAAATACAGAAAGATATACTGGCTGGTGTCTACAAAGAAGCAGATCTTCCTACTCCTGAGCAGTCACCTGTTACATCTTTCACGGAAAGAATGGATACTATACTTGGTATATCACCTTCGGCAGATAAAGATCCTCAATATGTATTACTAGAACAACATTGTTATCTTGACATAGAAGATAAAGATCAATCACTACCTTATATTGTAACGGTAGAACAACAGTCCAGACAAGTCCTTAGTATTCGTAGAAACTATGAACCAGACGATCCTAATATGGAAAAACGTAGTCACTTTGTACACTACAGGTTTGTACCCGGATTTGGTTTTTATGGATTGGGCTTGATACATTTCCTTGGAAATCTTACCATGAGTGCAACTGCTGCAATGAGATCCCTCATAGATGCAGGTCAGTTTGCCAATCTACAGGGAGGTTTCAAAGCCAGAGGACTCAGGATTGTTGGGGACAATGAACCTATTTCTCCTGGTGAGTTCAAGGAGGTTGACGCAACTGGTATAGATTTATCAAAGGCTATTATTCCTCTCCCCTATAAAGAGCCTTCCCAAACTCTATTTCAGATGCTCCAGTTCGTAGCTGCTGCTGGTCAGAAGTTTGCGGATAGCACAGAGCAGGTTATCTCTGATGCTGCCTCCTATGGACCCGTTGGGACAACTATGGCTTTACTAGAAGCCAGTAGTAAGTTCTTCACTGCCATTCATAAACGTCTTCATAAATCACAAAGAGATGAATTCAGGATACTAGCCAAGATAGATTATGATTATCTTCCAGAAGAATATCCTTATGATGTTCCTTTTGAAGATCGTAGTATATTCAAAAATGATTTTGATGGGAGAGTAGATATAGTTCCTGTCTCCGATCCTAATATCCCATCCAATGCCCATCGAATGATGTTGGCTAACATGGCTTTGCAAATGGCACAACAGTCTCCTCCAGGTATGTTTAATATGGAAGCACTGAATAGAACTATTCTTAATGCAGCTAACATGCCTAATATGGAAGAAATACTCCCTCCCAAGATAGAACCTAAACCTATGGACCCTGTTTCGGATATTACGGCTGCTACCAAGGGAATACCTATAGCAGCTTTTCCGGGACAGAACCATGATGCTCACATTCAGGTTAAGATGGCATACCTGCAAGATCCTATGAATGGAGCTAATCCTATCATGCAGAGGATAAGTCCTCTTCTGGAAGCTAATATACAAGAACATTCAGTTATGAAATATCAGGAACAAATGAATGGAGTAACACAAGGTATTCTCGAACAAACCCCACCAGAACAAGCACAAAATCCTGCTGTAGTAGAAATGGCTATGGCTCAAGCTGCTCAACAGGTAATGAATGCTAATCAGGCTATGGGTCAGGCTCAGTCTCCAGAACAACAACTGGTAGCTCTGGAACAGGCCAAGGTAGAACTAGAGAAACAGAAACTACAATCTGATACAATGGTTCAGGCTGCTGAGATGGAACTTAAGAATAAGAAACTTGAACTTGATGAAAATGAACAGATTATAGATATGCTTAAAACAGGTTCTACAGATAACTTCAAAAGAGAGAAGGGTCAACTTGACAGAGACTCTAAAAAAGAAATAAAAGAAATGACTATTGATGCAGAAGACAATAGAGTAAGAGAAAGAATTATGAAAGATATTCTGTCACAAAATAAAAAAGATGAAAAAGATCTGGATATGAAAGGTCTTGAAGCCTTAGTTAAATTAGCAATTGAACAATCCAAGAAGGAGACTAAGAATGACAATAAAGATAAAACAAATGACGAAAGGTAAAGGTTATATTACTTATAAACAAACAAAATCTGATAAGCCAGTAACTTATGGAGATCCCTTCAAGGCTAATGCAATGGGTCAGTGGGAATCGACTGCTGCTCTGGACGAATGGGATTATGGTAAATGGCAATTTCCAAATCCTGTAAAAGGTAAAAAAACCTAACCAATGGAAATTTGGGATGAAGTAATTCAAGAAGTTAACGAAGAAATTCAGAAACTCAGAATTACATTGAGTGGTGGGGCTGCTGAAGATTATGCTCACTACAGACAACTTGTAGGATCAATACAAGGTCTGGAATGGGCCAGAGGCAATCTCACTGATATTATTAAAAAGCGAACTTACGCAGACGATGAGGAGTAAAAATGCAACAAGTACAAATGGGTAAAGCCATTAAAAATGATTTATGGATTAGTGATCCTATTGAAGTAGACGATCCAGAAGTACTGCCAGAACTACCGGGATTTCATATCTTGGTACGTCCGGTATCTGTAAAGAGCCAGACAAAAGGTGGTATACTTCTTCCAGATTCAACCAAAGAAGATATGTCTTATCTTACTACAGTAGGTAAGGTATTGGCTCTGGGTGATCTGGCTTATATGGATAAGGATAAGTTTCCTGCTGGTGCGTGGTGTCATGTAGGAGATCATGTATGCTATGGAAAACATGCAGGAACCAAGCTCTTTTATAAAGGTGTTAGAATGATTTTACTGTTTGATGATCAGATTAACATGAGAGTAGAAGATCCTAAAGATCTTGATCCAACTTTTAATTTGGGAAATCGTTAATTATATGGTATAATAAGTTATACGTTAAATCGTTGATTTCGTAAACAACGGAGGTAGTAATGGAAAAAAAGGAAGAATGGAACGAAATAGAAGTTCCGAATGAAGAGCAGAAAATTGAAATAGAAATTGAGGAAGAAGAAGAAGAGAAAGAAGCACAACCAGAACTGGAATCTAAAAAAGAAGAAACTCCAGAACTGGAAGGAATTGAAACAAAGGGTGCTGAAAAAAGAATAAGGCAACTTATCAGACAAAGAAAAGAACGTGATGAACAGATCACTGCTCTCATCCAAAAAAATGAGGTATTATCAGGAAGCCTCAGAACGAAAGATAATGAAGTAACTCAAGTTAATAAGTTAAGTCTTGATGCTTCTGAAAAACAATTAACTGATAAACTTGAGCTTGCCAGAACAGTTTATATGGAAGCTTTTGAAGAAGGAGAAAAAGAGAAGCTTTTAAAAGCGCAGGAAATGTTGAATGAGGCACAGGCTGATCTAAAGGCAGTCTCTTCTGCTAAACGAAGTTATAAAGAAGCAGAAGAAGTTGCTCCGGTACAACCTCAACCTCAGTATCAACCTCCTCCTCAACAAACTACTGATCCTAGGGCTGAAGAATGGGCTTCAAAGAATAGTTGGTTTGGACAGGATAATATTAAGACTGCCGCTGCACTAGCGATAGATGCAGAACTTAAAAGCGAAGGCTATGATCCTACTGACAATGATTTTTATCAGGAGATTGATAAGAGAATTAATAAAGCGTTTTCTCAGAATACTGAGGAAACTACAGAACGTGTGCAGGAAAGCTCGTCAAAACCTGCTCAAGTAGTATCGGGGAGTTCACGCTCCTCCCCTTCCAGTGCTGGTAAAGTCAAACTATCAAGAGAAGATGTTAGGCTTGCACAGAAATGGAATATACCACTTGAACAGTATGCTGCCGAAAAGCTCAAAGTTGAAGGAGCAGATGGCAATTATACTAATATAACTTAGGCGTGGAGGAACAAATATGACACGAAATGAAATACGTAGTAATACTAATCGGGAATCTAAAACAAGAGAGGTCGAAGAAGAATACGTCTTTGAGGAGCCAGATGCCCTCACTATACCAGATTCGGTACAAGCAAGATTTAACGCAGAGGCTATGTCTCTTCGTTGGATACGCATATCTGTAAAAGGCGTAGATGACATCACTAATGTTGGTAAAAACCAGCAGCAGGGATGGGTCTTCGTAACTTCTGATGAAGTTCCTGAAATGGCAGTTACATCCCTCGTAAGGGAAGAAGGTCGTTATCTTGGA